AGTACAAAGCACCAGTAACTAGAGCATTACCGTCGTTGTCCACAGTGGGGTCAGAAGTCTTACTGCCTAAGTACCTGTCGTCAAAAGAGTCTAGGGCTGCTGCTGCTGACGCTGCACTGCTTGCTGCTGATGTGGCGCTTGAGGCTGCCGCTGTTGCACTGTTGCCTGCATTAGTTTCAGAAGTTGCAGCATTGGTTGCTGATGTAGAAGCACCGCTTGCAGAAGAAGCAGCCGCTGTAGCAGAGTTGCCAGCATTGGTTTCAGAAGTTGCAGCATTGGTTGCTGATGTTAATGCCTCACTAGCTTTGGTTGTCGCTGTGGACTGACTTGAGGCTGCCGCTGTTGCGCTTGTGGCTGCTTCAGACGCTTTAGTTGTTGCCGTAGACGCACTACTGGTAGCACTGGTGGCACTAGAGGCTGCATTAGTTTCTGCAGTTTCAGCATTGGTCTCCGCAGTTTCTGCATTAGTTTCTGCAGTTTCAGCATTGGTCTCCGCAGTTTCTGCAGCGGTTTTAGCTGCTTCTGCTGCCGCCTGTGCTGTCTCAGCAGCCGTCTTTGCAGTAGCTGCGGCAGTAGCTGAAGCAGCAGCGTCTGTAGCTGAGTTAGCAGCTTCATTTGCTTTAGTTGAAGCAGTCGAGGCATCAGTGCCGACTTGAGACGCTACAGCGTCTGTAGTTGCGTCACCAGTACCTCCAGTACCTCTAAAGATACCCATAGACTGCTCCAGCTAAAGAAAACAATATAAGAAAATAGGGGGCCTCGAAAGACCCCCCATAGAGTTCGTTACTCAGCAACTGCGAGAACGAAACCAGCTTCAGGACGATACACCTGAACACCGTACAGGCAGTCAGCCGTGTACAGAGTTGACAAGTATTCCTGCTTGTACTGGGTTTGCGAACGTACTGACTGCTGCTCTGCAAGAACAATAGCGTCCTTGTGGAACAAGAGTGCTGCACGAGTGTCCACTGAAGACGCAGTGTTGTCTCCTGCAGCTTCAATAGTAGCGCAGTTAGCAGAGACATATACGTCAACACCGTACAAGTTACCAATAAGACCTGAGTTTACAGTGCTGCCTGACACAAAGTCAGAAGACACGTAACGGTCAATACCCATGATTGTATTACGAACAGAGGGTGGGATAACGAGTACACGACTTTCCATAGGGACGTTATTATCGTCCATTTTTTGGACCATGTCGCGGAAGAAAGCATCACTAAATACATCAGCAGCTACGATAGTGTCGTCCGTATACTGAGTAGTAGTTCCACCGTCATTGAAGAAACAACCAGTGTGCTGGTAGTCAGTAGGAGCTACTGAACCAGAGAACACGATTGAACCACCGTCGCCAAAACCAGTACCACAAGAGTGGAGGTCAGCATCAATCTTAGTAGCAAGGGCATAGCCAGCGTCTTCAGTATAGAACTGTCGTAAGCTGTTTAGCGCCTGTACTTCTACGATGTCTTCAATGAGTCTTGAGTACTCAAAGTGTCTGTCGATGTCAACAGTCAGTTCGCCTTCAGTGTTAGCAATGATAGTAACTGCAGTATCAGCAGCCTTAGCATTTGCGTCTCCACGTACTGGCTTAGGAATATGAAGCTTGTCACCTTTCTTGCCACTCATAGCGAGCTTCTTGACAAGTGGAGCCATCTTCAAGTTCTTTTGGTAAGCAGCGATAATCTCGTCACTCCAGATTTCTGGAATAAACGTAGCCGCTTCAGTCTTTGCAGTATTACCCGCTGCACCGGGATATGTAGCAGTAGCCATTAGTCTTAATCTCCTTTAGATTATTTGACTCGACCCTCGCTATAAGCTTTTAAAATCTCCTCAGATAAAGCTTGGTAACGCTCTGGGTCTGTTCTCATTAGTTTAATGATGTCGGCCCTACGATACACTTTCTTACGACTCCCTTCAGCACTGCCTCGTGCATTGCCTGTATTAGCTGCCTTAATCTGCTGCTTACGTGCTTGTTTTTCAACTTGCACTGTCTGCTTTGCCACTGTCTTACGCTCTTTCCAGAGTGAAAACAGTTCGTCAGCAGCTTCCGCGTCATATTGTTGGTCAGCTTCTACAAACAACTTCGTCCTAACCTTTGAAGCTTGTATCCACTCAGCAAACTTAGGGTCCTTAAGGATTCCCTGCATGTCTGGGTGCTTATTAGTAAGCGTTGCCAGAGATGATTGTTTTTTGTACTGAGCAGAGTACTCTTCAGCTTCTCTGATTTTAGGATGATTATCAATAGCACGATTAACGGCTGCTTGAGGGTCTGTAAAGTAATCTATATCGTCTTCAGGCTCAACGTACTGTTGAGGTGCTGGTTGTGGTGATTGCGTTGAAATGTAATCGTCCACTACCTTACGAAGTTCTCCTACTTCAGAGGACTGACGACCTAAAAGCTTCTCAGCCTCTTGGTGCATCTGTACAACTTGTTCCAGAGATTTACCTTGGTACTTCTCCGGTACTGTAGGTTCTGATTGAGGTTGCTCAACTACCTGTTCTTCTTCTTGGTGTTGAATCTCTTGTACTTCGTTTTCTATGGTTTCTTCTGCAATTTCCTCTTCAGGTTGCATGTCAACCATTGTCGCTTTAGACATAATCAAACTCCGTGAACTTTGTCATTATGGAGACTAGGGTTTTCTACCTGCTTGTTCGTGTTCTTTTACCCACTTCATGTGTCTACCGGGGAAGTCCCCAGTGTGTCCATCAAGTATAAAAGCCGGGGCAGACAGCATTTTTGTAGCACTAGCACCACACTCGCACCTACTGACTGAGGTACTAGAGTCTACAAATTTCTCATATACGTGTCCGTTGTCACAACGAAAGTCGTATACTTTAATCATCTACTTCTTCTTCCTCTTCTGCTTGTTCTCTGGCTACTGATATAGTATTCTCCAGATTAATCACAGAAGCTAAAGCGGCAACTTGGCCCTTTCTAAAGTAGAAGTCTTCAGTGTCCTTAACTGTCTGTATGTCAGCTAAAGATACTGCATTGGAGGAAAGCTCTTGAACGAGTTGTTTAAAACCTTCAGAATTGAAGAGTTCGTTGTAGTTGTCGAAGTAAGTTTCAAGCTCAGGCTTCATAGTTTCCCTTTGTTTATACTACAGTTATAGTATAGCATGTTTTTAGTTAAAAGTCAAGTGTTATTTAGCGGCCCTTTTTCATAGGCTTCTTCTTCTTTTTAGCTGCTTTCTTAGCTGCTGTTTTACCTTCTTTGGTGTATGGGTACTTCACTCCTCCTACTTTAGGCATTACTTTTTCCTCTTCTTGGTTGATTTAGCTGCTTGTTTAAAAGCTTTTGCGGTAGGCGCACCTTTGGCACCTGCCTTACGCATCTTCTCTTTACTACCTGCTGCAATACGCTTACGCTTTGCATGGATATTGTCATAGAGACCTGCCACTACCACTTCTCCTTGTTTGCCCAGTACGCCGCTGACATCTTACCTTTTGCAATATTTGCACCATGACGTGCTTTAAATGACTTGCGTCTGGCTTTATCTTTCTCAGACTTAGGGGCTTTACCTGCACCGCTGACTCCCTGTTGTCCAAAACGTATGGTTTTAATCTTGTCTCCCTCTTTAGCCACTACTACATGTGACTTAGTAGGGTGACTAGGAGTTCTCTTGGGCTTGTTGAACCCGCTTACTCCGGCCCTTTCCAGTCTTGGGTCCTTCTTCTTTGGCATTACTAAGCTCCTCTAGTTGGCGTTTCAAACCTGCTAACTCCTCCCAACGGGGCTGGAGAAACCTGTCTACTTGGGCCATCAGGCCTTGGAGTTCCTTGTCTGTCAACATTTTCTTTACCTTTTATTTGTCTTTCTTTGAGAAGAGTGTCTGCTACGCGCATACGTCGTTCAAACTCTTTGTCTTCTTGGTCTCCTTCACGTAGGTTTCTAGTGATTGCATTAATACGGTCAATCTCCAGTTCCATAGGTACAGCCTGTGCTTCAGCAGCCAGTTTAGTAGCCCTAGCGGAAGACTCTTGGGCCTGTGCGCCTAGTGCTGCTGTCTGGGACTGCTGGAACTCAAGCTGTGCCTGTTGTGCTACCTGAGCCATCTGCTGTGCTTCTGGGTTAGGTTGCGATGCTTGCTGCATTGCTGCAATAAGTTCTTCACGATTAGACAAGTTCATATTGTCTATGATGGACTGTATTAACGTATTGTACAACGGAGAGTCCTTCTCCATAGTCTGTAGTAGTTGTACTAGCTGTGTGACTTCATATTCCCTAGCAATAATGCCTAAGCTGCTCGTAGCGTTAAACTTGTAGTCAGCCACAGGGTAACTCTCAGGGTCAAACTGCATGTAACGGTAGGCTGCTTTCTTGACAAAAGGTATCAGGAAGGACTGCTGGAAGTTAATCAGTGTACGCTTATGGCGCTTAATGATAGCACCAAGAGACATACTAATACCAGCAGCCGTCGCTTCTCCATTGACTGAACCCGCAATACCTGCTGAGTCCACAGCACCAGTAGCTTGTTGTACCATCTGCTGTAAAGCACTCGCCTGAGCAAAGGTAATCTGCCCAACTTGCCCAAAGTTAAACGGTTGTAGAACTTCACGTGGGTCTCCATTGGTTAGAATCATCTTGCCCGGACGTACTTCCGGTTTAGCACCACGTGGTAACCTAGTAGCGTCTACAGCAAGCATGGGGTGTATCGTAAGGCTTAGAGCGTCAATTCTGGCTCGTAACTCAGTGTCAAGTGCTTTCTGGGAGTTGTAACCTTTTTCACATACACCACGACCCCAGAACCTTCCCGGCACTACGTCCCAAGGGAAAGCTACTACAGGTCTGTCCTGCATCATGTAAGGGTTAGCCTCTGCTTTCAACAGGACTCCACCATTGGCAACCACTACTACCGCTTCTACGTACTTAGACTTAGATGTAGACTCTATAAGCTCTACTTCTTCCTCGTCTTCGTTCATTGAAGAGTTCTCTAGTAGTTCTCTAGGCACTAAACCGTAGTACTTCGTAAGACGTACTTTGTCGTCACTGTAGACTGTTATGTCTTGGTCAGGCTCTAGCTCAGAGTCAGGAGTAGCAGTACCTACGTACACGTCCCTGTACACACCCTGTTCCTGCAACAGTTCTACTTGATGTAGGCTTACGAACTCGTCTATAGCTACACCCATAGCTTCTTCAATACTTGTAGCCACAGGGTCAATTAGGAAGTTCTGAGGCATCACAGGCTTGAGTTTAACCTTAACACGCTCTGTGATATTGACTCCAACTGCCTGTAGGTCACCACCCATGATGGGCTGAGTTGCTGGTGCCATCTCTTTCATTTCTTCAATAACAACCTCACCAATACCCACCCCAAACACGGCTGAGTTAATGAGACACTCTGCTACTGCTTTACGAACCTTACAGTCCTCAAAGTCTTCCGTAAGTTTGTTTCTCAGGAACAACACGTCCTGCTTCTGGGTATCACCCATGTTGTCACTGATGTCGAACCACTTGCCACGTCCAAAGGTAGCTTCTTCCATCTCAGCGACATTGGACTCTACTGCCTGCTGCAACGCAGGAGAGATAATCCTAGAACGCTCTGAGGCTCTGGTAGAGTCAGCAGGGTCCCAGATACCGCGCCAGAGTCTATAGTACTCCTCAAAACGTGATTCATAATTTGCTTCGTAGTGTTCCCGCCAGTCGTCACACTTGGTTATTACCCAGTCTTCAATAGATTCCTCTATCATCAGCGGGTCTTGTTCAAAAAGTTCACTCATGTTAGTATCCTGATACTACGTCTAAAATTTCATGGTCGTCGATTTCGTAGTCATAGTCATACGCTACGTTTGCTAGTTGGTCTACGTAAGCTAAAGCGTCAATCAAGTCGTCGTGAGTTAGTGGGTCTGGGAATTGAAACAGTTGGTCCAAGAACCTAGCGTTCCACTCTCCTTTATTGAGTGTCACAAAGCCATTCTCAAACCTGCCCTGCAACGCCCACATTACTCTGTCAGTCTTCTTCTTGTTACCGTGGGTTAGCTCCTCGACTCTGAAGAACGTCCCATGACGCTTCTGTAGGTCCAGTAGGGGAGACATTACTGCCTGCTTTGCTATACCCTTCTCAATACCTACACTAACTGGCCTGTAGTCCCTAACAGCCTGAAAGATTTTAGCTGCTGTTTCGTCTAGGGTCCAACGACCGTGGATGATGTTTTCCACGTACCAACCATTGGGGTTTACTTTGACTACTGCTATTGCTGTCTCATCAAGTCTAGCATTTTTAGTACGCTTTTTGTTAACTTCTTCAAAACCTGCTAAGTCAATAGCTATGTAGTAGTCACCTTCGTCAATACCTTCTTCGTCAAACTTTACCCAATCCTCTTTAAACATTTCTGACCCACGAGCTTCAAACGAAGCCATAAACTCTTGGCGAAACGCAAAGCTCGACATAGACTTCTTTGCAGTGTCGATTTCATCTGAGTCCAATATTGGGTTATCATAGGAAGTAAAATGCCAAGCTTTATAAGTTTCATCGTCACCTAAGTCTGCATATTTGTAGAGTTCATAGAAGTGGTTGCGACCCATAGGCGTACCTATGAACATTGCACAACCCTTTTGGTCAGCCAAGGCAGGTCTAAGTATCTGCTCAAATACGTCAGGCTTCATGTCTGCGTACTCGTCCAACACCAAGAACTTCAGTGACACACCACGCATAGTCTCTGGCCTGTCGGCACCTTTGAGAC